CTAATGCATCCTTATGGAATATCGCACCTTTGTAATCACCTGCAGTACCAGTGTTAGCCATATTTGAAGTTTCAAATACGCTAATACCTGCAATTTGACCTACGAAACCAGAGCGTAGTGCTTCGTTTTGTAAATCACCTGCATTTGGATTTGCAAATGTGTTTGTTAAGTTTGCTTTTAAGTCATAAGCAATCTTAGGGTGTAATACTGCATAACACTCATTAACAGGTAGTCCTGCTGCTCTTAATGTTGATGCTGCATTGAAGATAGATGAAGCAGCTATTGCTCCAGTTCCATCACCAAGTGTGGTTGAGAAACCATCAAATAATGCGATTAGATCCTCATCCATTTTTTTGGCGATACCTTCACCAAATAATCTACCAATATCTGCAGCAACATTTCTTGGTGCTGAGTTTCTTGCTAGATCAGTAAGTGTAGTCATTACACCTACTTCTGATGCAGTAATTGTCACTGATGACGGATTAACTGCAGTATTTGACAGATCAGTTGCTTCCGCTACTGCTGCTGCTGCTATTGCTGAATAAATCGGAACTTCCACAGACTTACCGCCACCTGCGATAGTGTAGTTCTTTACTAAGTTCTTCATAATAGATTGCTCTTGAATTACGAACTCAGCTTCAGCAACGATTTCTGTATATAGTTCACTTAACGTTGAACTGGTACTTTCGTTTGCCATGTTATAACTCCTTTAGTTATTTGTTTAGTTTAATTTGAGTGACTGAATCTCTCTGTTTGCGATATTCCGCATACATTCTGCGATCTTCAGGATTACTCATGTCTAAGTCCGCAACATTTAAAGTCTTTTGCGTAGTTGACTTTCCCACATTACTAACACTTCCGCTCCCTGCAGGAGTTGCGCTTTGAAAGTGTGCGTTCTGCGTTAAAAACTCTTGCACTGCCTCATCAACAGTCAGCAAGTCGCCTTCTTTGTTATATCTAGGAGTTCCAGAATTATCAAGCACTTCTACTTTGCCTTCTTGATTTAGTTGCACTTGGCTTTTCATTAACTCTTTGATTTGATCAGGTGAAATCGCTCTATGTTTAGAAGCAGCATTGATTAATTGCTTATCAACTCTCTCGCTTTTGAGTTCTTGCTCTAGTTTGGATAGTTTCTCATTATACTCTAAGGTTTTCTTCTTCATTACCTCATCAAACTTACCTCGCTCTAGCTGCTTTTCTTCTTCAACCTTTTTGCGTTCTTCAATAGCTGCTTTAGCTTCAGTTATGTCATTAACACCTAAAGATTCTAATAATTGTTTCTCTTGTCTGTAAAGTCTGTCTTTAACGACCTTATCAATATCAAATTGACTTGGTTTAGGTTGTTCTACTGGTTGTTCCTGTTTAGCTTCTACTGTTTCAGTAGTTGATTGTTCCACCTGTTCCGTTTTATTCTCGTCAGACATAATTATAACTCCTTTGTTAGTTATTTATTTAAGGAATATAGAAAAAATAAAGATTTTACAACTCTGCATTTTCAGGAACATCACCTTTAATGAATTTTATCTGTTCATCAGTTAAAGGTTTGTTAGTTTCTAAAGCACTATCTATTATACCTGCTACTTCATCTGCAAATTCACCTTTGATCCCAAAATAAGATGTGGGAAAATCTCCAAATTTTTCCTGATAATCAATAACTTTATTTATAAATTCATCTCTTGTCATAGTTTATTGAACTCCTCAAAATAAAAATCAAATTCAGCAGTAGTATTTGGTGCATACCAATTCATTAATTTTCTATTAATGTCTGCTATATCTTCTCTGATTAATGTGTTGTAGTTTGCAAATGCCTCTGATGGCTCACCTTGCATAACTTTATTTTTACTATCTCGGTAAATAACCCTTCTACCTTCATAGTAGGCTTTACCATGCCCATATCCTATTTTTTCTCTTGTAATTCCTCCAACAAAATCTGCAAAATCAGATTTCCATATCCTATCCCTAGTCAGCAATACTAATTTGTTTTCAATTTGTAATGCTAATTTGTATATCATCCTATTAGAGTATAATTTTGATTTGTCAGCATATTTTAGTAGTTCTTTTTTAGTTAATGGGAATCCTTGTTTAGATGTAATTTTATCAATAGCATCTTCAAAAACTTTTCTCATTTCTCCTAATTTGCTTTGTGCTGCTAAATTTTCAATTTTATTGATTTCATTCAAATAATTATCTTTCCTTTTCTTAAAACCTGCTGATATAACTTTACGATCTTCTAATACTTTTTCTGCTGCATAATTTGATAATTGAGTATTTTTTGCAGCAAAAGGTGCATTATCTTTAATTTTAATTCTATTAAATTTATTAATAGCTTTTTTTGATGTGTAATATTTGACCATTTCATAATCAACTCTGTGTCCGTATTCGTGAATAAAAGTTTCCATAATAGGATCAAACATATCTGTTTCCTCAATAGTAATTAAATCATCAGACGATCTATAAAAAGCAGTACCTTTTTCAATCTTGAAGTTCCTTATTGGTGGGATTACTGCAATAGCTTTAGTAATAGCACTAGGAGTATTACCATATGCTTTCTTTAATAATTCTTTTTCTTCTTTTGCTACCTTACCAAATATATTTGATGTCTTTTCTGTCTTATCTTGATTTTTCTTTATTTCTTTCTTTGGCTCGTCTGCATCCCAAGCAGGATCATAAGGGATTAAACTATGGCGGCATCTATACCCACCTCTATTCACAAAAGGATCTGATCCTGATTTACCTCTCCAGTTGCCAGTAAATACATCTCTCCATTCTTCCTCTGATTTTATTTCATTAAGGTTGGCTCTACAGAATTGTCTAGTGGTCGTGATATTTGTTCCAGTATATTTGTATGTATTTATTCCTGCTTCTTGACCTTTGTACTTAGTGAACTGCCCATCAAACTGCATAATACTATCATGTGCTATTTGTGATGCGTACTTCCGCATATTCTCACCTCTGATATCAGAAGCATATTTACTATGAAGTATTTTTCTTGCGTCTAAGTATTTCTTTTTAGCTATAGGATCATCTGAGTATCTATTTTCTTCTACAATGCTAACTAATCTATTGACTGCAGCTTCATTACTACGTCTATAGACACCATTCACAGATGCTCTGATATTCTCTACTACTTGAGCAAATGGTTTCCCTGTGACTGCGGATGAATATATCTCTGTAGCAATCGTATCAAGAAATCTATTGGCTACATCTTCAAACCCACTAAAGGATAACTGTTTTAATTGATTGATTAAAACTAGATCAGGTTTGGTTAGGGTTTTAAATTTATCGGAAACTGGAGTAGTTCGGATATAGTCCATATATCCCTTAACGACTTCATCATATTCTGAGATTATTCTAGAGCCTTCTTTAAGGTAGTTCTGTTCTATTAGTTGTTTAAGGTTTGGTCTTAGCTGAATAGCTAAATCAGTAGTAAGCGGCACTCCATCTGTGGCTCTTTGTAATTGAGCAATAATATCTTCTTCAAGATCAAAAAGAACTTTGGATATTCTTTGTTCGTGAGAAGCAGCTAGTTTGGATAGTATCTCTTGTTTGGTAGCCATTCCATTTTGTATATAATGAAATGGCTACTTAGTAAATACAGGATTATTTACTGAACTTTTCTTTTAGATAATTTCTTAGCTATTTTCATTCCTTCCTTTGTAAATGAATAAACCGCACTATCTGTTCTTAGTGATCTACCATTTAAGTAATCTACTAATTCAATAACACCTCTAGCTTCTAGGTCTTTGTAGATCCAATACCATTGACCTACCATTAATTCAGCACCATCTACATTAGCAGGGTGTAAATATTCTCCCTTAACTAAAGAGAAGAATATAAATCCTTGTGGATAATCGCAATTATCCCAAAGATGTTTAATAAGCATATTCTGAAGTTCAGAATTTGTTGGTTGTATTACTTCGTTCATTATTGTACCTCCTGAGAAGTGGGCTTATGCCCACTCCTTGTCATTCTCAAACCATTGTTTAACTTTAGCAACAGTATCAACATATCCGTTTTCTGGCTCGTCATCAGTTCTCACTGGTGGAAAGAAAGCATACAAATCATCATGCTGATCATTACCATCATAGTACATAATGTTTTTTTTAACCAGTGAGCCAAAGACACCTTTTAAAGTATCAATTCCAAAATTGTTAATTCTTTCATCTACAATGATGTCACCAAAAGAAATCATATTTGGCTCAAATGCAGCATCTAAACATACTTGTAAAACAAGTTCTTCTTTTTCAGTAAATGTAATGTTAGTCATTTTAGTTTCTCCTGTATTCATAAATACAGTTATAAAGAAATTATAACTAAATTGCAACCCCTAAATTATTATAAAGGAAAGTTTTTTTTCCATGCCCTAATTGACCAATAGGCAGGGGATAAGGTCTTTTGACCTCGTACTTGCTTTAAAACACCCCCCATTCTAGCCAAAAATGACCTTTGTCTAGCAGGAATGTTCTTTTTTATCTTCATATTAGGATCGCCAAATCTCACTACTTTGACATTTCCACTGGATTTATCCTTCACATAAACACCAAATTTCTTGCTTTTACTGGGTGTTCTAAAAGGCTTATTCAGCTTGACTTGGCGACCTCTATATTTAGCCATTATTTCTTTTTCTTTTTCTTCTTCATATTAGACTTAGTTGATTTTTTTGGTCTACCGACTTTTGATCCGTATGTTCCTTTTCCGTATGGCATTGGCTTATCCTTTCTTCGTAATGTTTAAAACATAGTAGTTCTAACATACCATATCTGTAATTAAAACCGATACTTGCGAACTTACCGCAAAAGCATTTCTTTTCACCATGTTGCTGATGTGACCAATTATAGAAATCAGTAGTAGATACTGTTCTACCTTTTACTTTTTCTTTTTGCGTAAGTCTAAGTCGTGTTTCCGACTACCTCTAAGGAATGAGTTTACTCTACCCATAGACCATGCCGCCATAGGTACTCTACGGCTACCAGATGATAAAAAAGCACCCTGTCCTCTGCGGTACACTTTAGCTAGTGTTCCATAAGTATATCTTTTAGATGCCTTTGCTTTTCTTTGTAAGGTGGCTTTAACTGTAGCTGATAATGGTTTTCTTCTTACTGCCATTATGCTTTAGTCCTTGATCTTAATAATCCCATGGGAATGCGTTTACCTGCTTTATACAGTGCTGCTACTCTCTTAATTAATGATGCTCGTCTGGATCTCTTAGCACCTTTAAGACCTGATAAATACTTCTTAGGTACTTTAGATTTCTTATCTTTAGGAACTTTACGCTTCTTCAATTTCTTCACCCTCAATAGTTGGTGTAGAGAATTGACCAATAGGTGCAGCTTTCGCATCTATCTCATCATCAATAGTGCTAATCTTTTCATCATCATCTACTAC